CCTGTTTGCATAGTGCTTAATCTTTTTTTCATGGTATCAGATGTTACTCCAAACTTGTAATAACCCTTACACTCTACGCAATACACCATACCTCTTTGTGGTTTAAACTTTGGCTTAAAGTATTTTTTTCTGTGCTTACTTCGGCACTTCTTACATCGTATCTTGTACCCATCAGGGCTATTAACGTCCTTATGGTACTCAGACATACGTTTATCTTTTTGGCACTGATAACAAATTCTACTCTCCAAAATTATTCCACTCCTCAACCATGTAACCAGTCTTATCTTCTTTTACCGATATTTGTAGTACGTTAAAGATGCCTGATTTCATAAGTCTGCTGTTAGCGTCATTAGGATGGTATGGTGTACACACGCTTAAAACAATACCTTTGTCGTGTACACGCTTAATCCAAGTGTTCGATACCTTATTCCAAACGGTCTCCCTTCTAGCCGTAGATATTCTATCCTCATCATTACACACGTCATCAAGAATGAGTACACCAGCCCGCTGTCCCGTAGTTTGGGTGAGGACGGCATACGCCTCATAGGTAGGGTTACCAGTACGGTTACGGCTCTTAACGATGATGCGCTGCGTTGAACCTGTGTCGGTTCTATCAAACTCAACAGGGTTGAAGTTGTGTTCCCTGCACCAGTACCTGTACATATCACTCTGAAACAAGGCTCTTAGGGACAATATCCTCTTCGTTGAGATACCACCGTCAGCAGATACTATAAGGGTTTCTAGCTCGTGCTTTCGAGTGGTCATATACGCTGACAAGCCAATGGGGACTTGCTGGGACTTTCCTGTGTTGTAGGGTGCACGAATCAACCCATTGAGACGGGCGTTCATAGACAAGGCTTGTTGCTCCCAGTCATAGATACCCTTCTGCATCGTGTGATGAATATGGGCTTGGGTAACCTTGAACCCATCTTGGTCAGCTAAACAGTTTTCGATAAAAGAATTACGTAGGTCTAGCGAGTCAGGGGGTGGCTCGTGTCCTACTATGTTGACTAATAAGTCTGACCAATTATTCTTTTTCTGTTTTTGGCTCATAAGCTCGTTTGCACAGTGTGCACTGCACCTCGCACCGCTTACCAGTAGATACTTGCCCCACGCATTTAAATACTCGTGCTTTGTTTTTTAGGGGTACGGGCTTAGGTATAAAGTTTTCTTTCATTTCAGGAAATATGTAGCGTTTAATGTTATTTGAGTTTGAGCCGTTCATTCTCTTTCTCCAAGAATTCGACTTTAATCCTTAACGCAGATACTTCCTCTGTTAGCTTTAATATTTGACTTCGCAACTCATCCTTTTCATCAGATGAATCTTCTAATAAGTTCTCGAGGTTACGAACCCTATTCTTTAAATCGTCACGATACTGAATCGTGTCGCTATTATTGGTTTCGTTTTCTCTTTGCTCAGCCTTTATTTTAAGCCTAGCTTCAAAGAACTTCCAGACCCCAGCGGAGCCTAGTACGGTTGCGAGCGTAATAACAATTTGCGTGATGTTATCCATTTTTGTTTTTATATATTTTTTCTCTCGATAATCTGGACATACTACCGAAAGCAGCTATTATAAATAAGAACCACCCGTAGTGTGTTGGACTAGGGAAGCCTATAGTTACAAGATACATAACCGCTGACGCTAGGTACACACCTAGACAAATCATAGAGGCTCGCACTCTACAATCTATCTCGTCAGAAGCAACGCAAATTATTTGATGGATACCCGACACAGCAGGTATCAAAGAAAGAAACAAACCAGTGCCAATCTCCATGCTCAACGCAAATGGAACCATAAAGATATTAGCCAGCGCAAGGATAATCTCCGTTGGTTGATTGTCAGAGTACATCCATACCTGACGTAGGCGTAATAACTTCATCTTCATTAAGAACAGATTGAGTTGCAGATTGTCGATGGGTCTGTCGTTAAGGAGTTACAGGATGCGCCTAAGATAAAGCACCCTATAAACTCGGTCAATACGACAATGCACATCGGTACTAACTTTTTCATAAAACCTCGTAGTCCGCTTCGATTGCTTCCATTCTACTGGCAAACTCTTTTAGCTGGTCTAAGTTCAAGAAGTCCTGAAGAACCTGAAGGGTCTGCTCCCTCAGCTTGTTCTTATACTCAATAATAATGGTCGGCTCATTACTCAGCTCTTTACGGACATCATGCAAATCCTTCATTATCTTGCTCAAGTCCTTCGGGTGAATCTCATCTAGGTCAGGATGGTTCTCTAATAGAGTCGTAATCTTAATGAGCATGAACTCTACTTTAGCCGACATCTTCTCTTTTCGCTCCTCTAGCGTCCCAATGAACTGAAGAGTGTTACGGTATTGCTCAAGGTCTTTTAGGAGCTCTGGGTCGAATTTTGAGCGTGTTACAACGTCCTTAGCTTGCTCCCTTATTATTATCTCCTCATCAAGGTTCTTTCTCTGAGCCTTCCAGTTGTAAATGGCTTGCCTTGACACGCCCCACTTCTCGGCAACCTTTGACACGTTACCCATCACCTCAATCTCCCTTAGAATAGCGACCTTTTCTTCAGGGCTAAATTCGTTAGTCCCAGCCTTTTTCTTTGACATACTCTATAATGGATTCTATGCGGTTATATATATAATTAGGCAGCTTATCAGACATTGATGGTATTCCGTGCAAGCACTCGATTACCACCTTAATCTCCTCCATCAGCTCCTCTTTTGACTCAATCTTCGACTTCTTGTGCCACGTCATTACGTAGAAATTTATTGTAGTTTACAGACTATAGGTAAAAATCCTTCTAAATGCAAGCGTATTAGGTAAAAATCCTTCATTGACACCATTTGGTGAAAATTTGATTTGTGCGGGGGGATTGGTGGCAGCAACCATCTGGCGTACATTTTAATATATAGCCCCTGTTACACTCTAAAGTATATCATAATATATATTATAACATACAGTAGAATGTAAAGGCTTAACATATTTTTAGTTTCTAGTTATTAGTATATTAGTTTTTTTGTCTACTAAATATATCGCAAGTATATTTATACATATAATAAAAGCATGAATAAAAGTATATTTTAAAGTATAGGTTTCTATACTGAATAATATCATTAAGCTAATCAATAAAGCGTATAATAAATATTTCATTTTAATTATATATTTTATTATTAGTAACTACATCTAAATATATATGTTCACATATATCATTATAACATATATTTTTTACATCAATAGATAAATCATTTTCTTTTATATCGGTTTCTAATTGAGAGTATATATAGGTACATATTAATATCCTTTATAATATTAGAATCTATCATATTCGTATATAGTTCTTATATATTATATCATTATTATTTATATATAACATAGCTTGCCACGTATCTTTATTTGTTTAGTATCCGTTCATAGGTTATCCATAGTATTCATTTTAAGGTATCAAATTTTGAGTTGTAAGGAGCTTAAAAGTAGGGAACCCGTATACAGGTTCCCTTTAGTTGATTAATTAGGCTGTCTAGGTAGCTATTGTCACATTCTTTAGCTTCTAGGTCTAATTTCTCAAAATCTCTACATGATATGGCATAGCTATTCACGATCTCTAGACACGTCGTACTTATCATCATGATTTAACAGTCTTCTAGGGTTACGGTACTTTCGGTATCATATACTCATTTTGAAGGAGGGGTATATTCTTCCGTTTCTACATCAATCGTCTATAGAGCCTAGGCGGCTACGCTTACTTTACCTAAAGATAGTGCGTAGGCATTCAAGTTTTACGATTTTAATTCAGCTGCTTTAATAGTGTATTCTTCTAGTAGTCATTTTAGTATTCATTTAATTAAGTGTTAAGTAGTTACTTAAGTAACTGAAAGAAAGATATAACATATATTTCAAATATGCAAAATATATTTTGTAAAAGAATGTAAACACATTTTAACAGTATTAATAAATACATTTTTGATAAATGCAAATATTATTTTTTCGTATAATAATTAATCTAATATTAGTTTCTAGTATATTATAATATATATTTGTATTTCTAGGTATATATATATTTTAAGGTATATTCTAATATAATATATATTTCTACTTTAGTGTATATTCTAATATTAGGTATATATATATTTCTAAGTATATTTCTATTTCTAGGTAAATAGTATATTTATATTTCAAGATATATTTCTATTTCTATTTATATTTCTATTTTAGGGTATATAAAAATTTAGGGTATATAAAAATTTAAAGGTACATAAAAATTTATAGGATATATAGAAATCTAGGATACATAAAAATCTATAGGCTATCTAAAAATTTATCGTTGAAGTATTCACATAATATTTTATACTCGTATAAATATATACTTTTATATAATCTATCGTTACTCATCTTTACTAATCTATTTAATCTAGTTTTTTCTATGTCAGTATCTAAGGATAGTTTATATTGTTTTATCTTATGTTCTATTAGTTTTATATATAGGTTGTTATACTCCATAGTGTTCATTTCTTTTTTGTGTCCAAATTATAGATTGAAGTTCGAATCCTTTTAGATTATAATCTTCAGCTAAAGATATATGTAAATCTTCAAGTTGTTTATACTCTACTTTATTAGGTTTAAAAGAGTCTACATTATATTTATTTAATAGAGCTCTTTTTTGCCAAACATCTATTGTAACGTACTTATCATTTAATAATAGATTATGATAGAAACTATATATTTTTAATGCATCTCTATTTATAACAGATTGATATTCGTATATATCATAAGCTTTATTTTTATTTATACTAGGTGTGCATATTTTTATTTTATATCTAGGTATATTCCATTTTTTAGATATACATATCTTTTGGGTATCTATTTTATTACGAACCCATTTATTTCGAACCGATAATCTAGCTGTAATCATGGCTATATTTTCTAGCTTCTTTATCGTAATAATCAGCTACTTTATTAAGCCATTCATTTTCCCTATAATACCAAAGTTTAGCTTCATTAAAAGTATCTTTAGGTGTTCTATCTAGAATATCAACTAGATTATTTCTATACTTTTTTAACTTATAATTACTTAGTTTTTTCATTTCCTTTACCTATTTTTTTTAGTTCATTATTGATACGGTTCCTATATATTTCTGCCATAAGTTTCTCATGATGATAATCATGTTCATGATGTAGTTCATCATTTAGTTCATGATATTTAAAATCATATCTTTCTTTATCTACTAAGTACCTATCTCTATTTTTCATTATGTATTACTTTAGTTTAAATTAACGTATCCAATATATGAAATTTGAAATATGCAATTTGTAAAAGAATGTAAAATTGTATAGGTATATTTATAGTATAATATTAGGTATATATATATTTTAGTATATAATATAATATTAGGTAAAGATATATTTCTAGGTACAGATAAATATATATTTTAAGGGTAGGTAAAAATCTATTGTGTAAGGGTCAGTAAAAATCTAAAGGAGGGGTGGGTAGAAATCTAGAGCCACCCTCCGTAGAAATTTATTCAGCTTCTATTATCTTATTTAGTTTTATGTATTCATCAGCGTACACCTTAGCAATGTACTCATGATTATCTAGCTTTGATAGTCTAGATAGCCTAGGCTCTGATATACCTGTTACCTTACTTAGGAACTTATTCTTAGTTCCATACTTTCTCTTTAGATATTTGATTTGGTTCATTTTGTTTCCTCCAATAATACGCTTAGCATTAGTGCCTTGCTTTGTTGCGGGTTTCCGTTTAGGGCAATGTGTAGCACATTAACTAATTGGTCAATGTCTTTGGTTGCCATTTTTCTTACATAGG